TTGGTTGTCTGCGTGACAGGAACGTTGTTCCCCATAACGGCCCCTTTAATCTGCTGTGATGGGGGTTACATAAAGTGTATTTGTGGTGCTGCTAATCGCCTGGATGTAAAACGGGCCTTTTGGACACGCCAAGATCAAGGGAAAATTCATGCCGCCAGGTAATACGAACGAACCGCTGCCGCCGGTGGTGGCGATAGTCGGGGTCACCAGGTTGGCAGCCAAAGGGGCGAATTCAACGCCAGCCAGGCCGGAACCAGTATTCAACAGCGACACGTAATTCACGTTGTCGTTAACTGTCGGGGTAATCAAAAGCGGATCACTTGCCGTGACGGTCAAATCCATCGCGTAAGTTTGTCCCGCATTTCGCTGCATTGGGGTATTTATCATTTAACCAACCTCCACGGGTGTGATGAACAAGGCGTTTGTTCCGGTGCTTTTTGCTTTGATGTAAAAGGGCGCTGGTGGCGCCGCAATAAGCATGGGATATGTCATTGCCGCGGGAAGGATAAACGAACCCGCTGTGCCGGTTGATGCCACCGTGGGGGACACAATTGCACCGCTTGCGTTGGCAAATTCGACGGCTGCAACACCCGTTCCGGTGTTTAACAGGCTGACCAGGTTGGTTTGGTCGTTCGTTGTGTCTTCAATCAACAACGTCGCGCTGGCTGCGGTGGTCAAATTCAACCGATACGTTTTGCCCGCGGGGCGCATTACCGATGTGTTTAGCATATTCGACCCTCGTAAGTATTTTTCAAATTATAGACCTGACCATAGAAAAAAAGCCACCCCTTTTGAGGGCGGCTCTTTTTACTTTCAATCCAATATTAGGATTGGAAAGTTAGGTCGTAACCGTAAATGAACACATCGGCGGTAGCCGCTGCGCCCTGGGCGGTCGTGCATCGAATATACAACGGGGTTGTGGTAATCGAAGCGGTCGAAGTTGCTGCGGTCACAACAACGGCGGTGGTGCTGTTGTTGCCACTCAAAGCATAAGCCGATTTGACGGTCGTGCCGGTTGCACCTGGGCCGGTGTAAACGGCCAGTTGCGCGGTGGTCAAACTGATTGATGCGTTGGCAACAATGATGCTCTGAACGCTCACATTACCGGCCACCAGGATGGGGGCGATGGTATCTGCAATGGCGTTCATGTTGACACCCTGGGCCGATGCAATAAGGCGCAAAGCCTGGTTCGTTGCAAGGTTGGAAGGGTGAATGGATTGGGTTGATGCTGGCCCTGGATTGCTCATGATATTTTCCTTAAATAAGTTTAATGAAGGGTGGCCGAAGCCACCCCGCTTTTTTTAGGCTGCAACGCGGCAAGCCAGTTCAGGATACAGAGGCGCCCAACCATAGAGCACATCCAGCCGTGTCGGAATACTATCATTGTTAATTGTATACTGGCGTACTACACGGATGGACAATCCTAGGTCTTTATCACTAGCGCGTCCAGCAAAGTGAACCCCATCAGGCAATTCGAGATCGGCGGTTGCCACGGTCGCGAAATTCTTGTGGAAGATCAAGTTTTGCGGGCTGACGGTTCCGGTGTTGTTGAACGGGGTCACAACAGCGGTGCTGCTGGTGGCCGTCACAACGACGTTTTGGAATTGGCCGCCGGTGATAATTGCGGGTGAAACAATCACGGAAGTGCCGCCACCGGTTGCAACTGCGGTTGTTGCAGTCACAACGAAGTTGCGAAGTTTTCCGTAGTTCTGACGGTTTTGTGGGTTAACACCATACACGCCAGCGATTTGGATCACGTCGCCTTGGTTCAGGGTCAATGCTTGCGAAGCCACCAGGGTGATCGTCGAAGTTTGTGCCCAACCAGTTGCGATACCAAACGATGCGGAATCAGTAGCAACGGACAAAGTTTTGCCGCTGTATGAACCGAAGGTTTGGGACACCACGTTTTGATCCATATACCAGTTTGCACCAGCGGAATCGCGGCCCATCATGCCTTTGGTGAATTGTTTGCCGATCACGTCGGAAGGAACAAACAAACCTTTCAGGCTGTCAACGATGGTGGCCGAAGTAAACGGCTCAATCACGATTGAACGGCGGCCGTCGCGGGGTGCGCCTTCGCTGTCCAGGTAAGCCTGGCCGGTCAAATACGTAATCAAACCAGTTGGGGGCGTTCCAGCCGTGCCAACAATGTTTGCAACGTTATTTTTGGCCATAGTCAAGCCGTCATAATCCATCTTATTCGCAATGGCCGCAATCGCGGGCTTGAGAATTCGATCTGAAAATGCGTCCAGGCTCAAAGCCAAATCTTGGCTAGTAAACTGGGTGTCGACGTGAAACTGAGTCGTAAGTGTTACAGGCACGGAAGTTTCGTTGAAGTCTTCAACGTTCAAGGCCGGACCTGTCGTCCCTAGGAACCTTCCAGGTCTGCGGACATTCAGAGTGTTACCGATTTTGGCGCCGGTGACAGCAAATTGATCGTCGTATTCGCGGGTGACGTTGTTGGTGAACGTAAGTTCGTTTTCCAAAACCATCAATGCCTCATTGGTGATTTTTGAAATAGTCAATAAATTGTTAGACATTTAGTATTCCTTTTTAAGGGTTTGGGTTGTCAGCGGATACGCTTTTGTTGTCGGGCTGCTTTCCATTGTTGAAAAGTCCCGTGGAAATTGCCGTCGGCATCCACGTTGTTTTCAGTCTTGGAAATCGCCCCACGAATTGGCGAAATCGGCGCTGGCGCTTTTGATTTCACGGCGGTGGTTCTCACTTCCGGTTCGTCATCCGTTTTGGTTGGCGCTTTTTCGAAGCGGGCTTCCAACTTCCCAATTTCACGAAGGGCTGAAATGACGGATTTTTTGCCAAGTTCTTCAGCAAATTCGGGGTTTTCGGCCAAGTAATACAGGATTTGTGGCCCCGTGTCACTCTCCATGATCGCGTCGCGCACCGGATCGGAAACCGATACGTTGCTTGATTGGATCATTTCGTCGAAATCCGGCAATTGACTTTTCGCTGCATTCACGCGGTCGGCCCAACCCTTTTCGAATTGTGCGCGTTGTTCCGCGGCCTGGCGGTCGGCCACTTGCTTATCCCGTTCCATCAACTTCTTATCAGCGGTAAATTCAGCCAACGCTTTCGCGTATTCGAACATATCGTTGAATTCTTCAGGTTTAGGTTCCGGCCCCAGGTCATCCGCGGCTTGCGCCTTTTGCGGGTTAACCTTGGCTTCCAGTTCCTTGAACCTGGTTTCCAGGTCTTGCCTTGCTTCGCGTTCTTTTTGCGCTTCTTTACGCGCTTCTTCCCGCTGCTTGGTTATCTCTGAAAAACGCCTTTCGATCTTCGGGTTCGGTTTACGTTCCTTCTGATCTTCCTCTGCCGTCGCCTCATTCCCTTCCCCGTCGTGTCCACTCTGATCTTCCTGGGATTCCGGCTCGACCACATCATCTTTCGACTTTGTGGGCGCCACGTCTTCCACGGGCTTATCAACTAAACCTAACTTACGGGCGGTGAATTCCGCTAAATTATCACTTGTCACCAGGTTACCGGCGACACGTTCCACTACCTGATTGTCTGACATAGGTTGAACCTAAGAATAAACCCGATGAAAACCCATCGGTAGGCTTTGGTCAATTGTTAACCGAAATCACTTGAATTGTCAACATTATTGCGGCATTCCCATGGGTTGCTGCATTCCAGGCGCCATTTGCGGCTGCTGTTGCGGCATTTGCGGCTGTTGATTAAGTCCTGACGCTTGTTCCATGCCGGTCAAAAACATTGGGGCGCCAGCATTTACATCCTGGGCGGCTGCCTGGCCAAATGCGTATTGTTCGGCATTCATGCGGTCAATCATGCGTTTCAGATCGATTGGGTTCATGTTGGCCAACAGCAATTTGACAATGGCGTCGATTTCCGTTTTGTTTTGGCTGGTGATTGACCTGGTGTTTTGATCGTTTGCCTTGACTTCGGCCATCGTTTCGGTGTCGTGCGCCTTGGCATAGCCTTTGATAAGTTCGCGGCGGGTTTCGCCTTCCTGGCGCACACCTTCTTTGGTCAGGCCATACTTTATGTCCAGGCCCATCGCTTGCATTTGCTGCTGTTGCTGCTCGACAGTCTGCTGCAATTGCATTAACTTCATTTGGATTTGTGGTGGGATTGGCGACTTTTCGTCAATCTTGGCCAACGGATTCATGGCGGCCAGGCGGTCGGCGATGGTGTCGGCCCCAGGGAAATCCATATTTCGGAACAAAAGGTCACCGGCAACTTGGAAAATCTCGTTTTGCGCCATCAACGGCATCATTTGTTCCACGGCCTCCTGGCGCTTGCTGTTGTAGCCTGGGCCGGTATCCATCACCACGTCGTATTCGCCCACGGTGACATTGTTCAGCACTTCGCCGGTGGCTTGCACTTCGTTCAGGGTTGTCATGTCGGGTTTGCCGTCCACGCCAATGATTCGCAAAACGCGCTGCGTGTCGTAAATCTTGGGGATCAAATCCAGGATGATTTTGCCCGTCTGTTTAATCGAACGGGTCATGTTGTCGTAAAAGTGGAAGTTCGACAAATCGACCTGTTGTTGCTGGCCTTGCAACGCTTTGCCGGACATATTGCCAGGCATTTGCTGCGACGGGTCAAAGATTCCCAGGACGGTTTGAAGGTCGTTGGAAATCTCCGTCGCCGCTTGCATGATGCCAACGGGCGGCGGTTCAGGCTGCAATCGGGTTGGCGGCGCAGCCGGTACGCCGTCAATGTCTTTTTGCTTGTAACGCAAAACAGGCGACGATTTGATGTTGGCCAATGCCCATTCGTTTTCGTGGCCTTCGTCCTGACCTTCGGCCATCAACCATTTGGCTTTGGGCGCCAGGGCGATGGATTCGGTCGTGGCCGTGCGCCAAAAGTTAAACATCCGCTGCGGGTCTTTGGCAAATCGAACCAGGCCGTATTTTTTGCGCTTGCCTTCAATTACCACCTGAGCGCCGTAGCACGGCACAACGGGGATGTATTTGCCAGCCCATTCCTTTTCTTCCAGGATTTGCATGGCGGTCATCTTGCACCACTTGACCTTTTTGCGGAACGACGGGCGGCGATCAATCTCAATAATTCCGGCTTCGTCCATCACTTCTTTGGGCGGCAGTTTGTCGGCCCAATCCTTTGTGCCGTCGGACAACATCACCAAATCATGCTTTTCGCGCACGATGTAGAAATATTCCGCAATCCGTATGTCTTCCTTGGTCACCCATTCCGCGGTGCTGTCACCGGTCGCACGGGGCAAAAAGCCCACGCCATCGTCGGCGTCGGGATACATTTCGCGAAATACGTGCTTGGCCACCACGCTGGTAATTAGGCATTTTTCAGCGTCGGAACCATCGGGCGCCACGCTGTTGGGGTCAAAATACACCGAAAACGGGTCGTCAATCGCTTCAATGTAAATGTCCTGGTCGAACGAATTGTCGGCGGTGTAATTGGTTACCACGCGCCAATATCCCCAACCCATCCGCACGGCGTAATCAAACGCCGTGTCGTAAGCGGTGTCAGCGTTTGAATTGACTTCAATATGGCGCGTGATTCCTTCAATCACCTGGGCGACTTTTAAATCACCTTCGTTGTTGATCGGGTGAACCTTGATTCGGGGGCGCTGCTGGCGCTGCTGGTTGCACACCTGGCGCACGTAGGCATCAATCTTATTGATCGTCAGGCACGGGCGGGCTTCGATGTTGCGGCTGTTTTGTATCTCCACTGGCCATTGGTCACCGGCTGCAAATTTCAGGTCTTGCAACGCTTCCTGGCGGTTATTCGAATCGGCTTCACCAACCAGGCGCAAAAACTTAATGGCTTCCTGGATGCGTGGGTCTTCCGATTGATTTTGGTAATCTGACATATTCGCCCCTTATTTCCTAAAATTATCCCATCCAACCGGTGGTTTCGGCAACCACCCGCGGTTTTTTGCGGCTGGCCGGTTCTTTAATCATCAATGCAATATAACGAAATGCGTCGGCGCCGTGGGAATATTGATCGTGCAATGGTGTTTTGCCAAACTGGCCGGTTTCGGCGTCGACTTCGTAACGGTAATGGCGAAGGCAGTTCAAGCCATCGGCACAATTCTCGCGGTCAAACCAAAAGTTTGGAAACAATGTTCGGGCTGCGTTGATCGAATCGACCACGGGAACCCGCGGCATGATGCTGGTTTTAAATCCGGCATTTCTTACGATTTCTTCAATCGTTCGACCGGCTGCCGCCAGGGTTTGGTTTTGGGCGTCGTGCGGCAGCCAAATGGTGTCGTATACATAACCAAACGTTTGAAGTTGGGCCAGGTAACTGGTCATGGTGCGCTGACTGCCTTCAAAGTAACGAATCAACCTGGTTTCCATGCCAATGAATTGCACGAACCACCAGGCTGTCGCGTCCGACCAACCCAGGTCGCAAACTGCGTGAACCGGCTTGGTTGGGTCGTAAGGCACTTTGGCCAGGCGGCCATCGTTTTCTGCTTGCTGCATTTCGTTGCCAAAGATGGCGCCATCCACCGATTTGCGGCACATACCTTCCCAAACCTGGTTGTATGCGTTCATGTCGCGCTCTTTCAGCGCGTCCTTTTCCATCCGCAACGTTTCAGGGAACCAAGGGTTATCACTCCAATTGATCCTCATCACAATGCAATCCCGCGGGGGTTTGGCCACAAACCGCTGGTAAGTTTCGTCGGTTTCCAGGTCAGGGTTGAACGAAACCCATATCTCGCTGCCCTGTTTGCGAATCGTTGGAATCAGGATGTTCCAAGACAACCGGCTTACCGTTTGGGCTTCCTCCACCCAACAAATATCCACCCCCTCGAAACTTTTTATGTTCGTCGGATTGTTCTTCAGGCCGATGAAGGCGAATTCCGTACCGTTGAAGCCACGGATCGACGTTTGCGTAATCTCGTAAAAGGGCAGCAACCCCAGGGCTTCGATTTGATCGCATAGCAGTTTGTGGACGGAATCCTTAAT